CTTGCCAAGTGGTAGTAATGTGTTGGATGTGAGGACGTATCTGAAGGAACTAGAACTCAAGAACAAAAAGAAAATAGACTGCATACTGATAGACTATTTGGATCTCATGATGCCAAAGAGCAAGAAGATATCGCCGGCGGATCTATTCATCAAGGACAAGTATGTGTCTGAAGAACTGAGGAACTTGGTCGTGGAGAAACAGTGTGTGTTAGCGACAGCGTCACAGTTGAACAGGGCATCAGTTGAAGAGATAGAGTTTGATCACAGTCACATCTCAGGCGGACTATCCAAGATACAGACTGCTGACAACGTGATAGGTATATTCACATCGAGGGCGATGAAAGAACGTGGCAGGTATCAGATACAATTCATGAAAACAAGATCAAGTTCTGGTGTTGGACAGAAAGTAGACCTGGAGTTCGACGTTGACAGCCTGCGTATCAGAGACTTGGCGGATGATCCTGAATACAAACAGTTTGACAAACAGAGAAGTACAATATACGATAACCTAAAAAAGACATCCAAAGTTACAGGTAGTGGCACACCAACAGACGCAAGAACAGAAGTGCCTGATCCAACAAAAGGTGATACTATAGGAAAAGTAAAAGCCACAGTCGAAGGCGGCAAACTGAGGCAACTCTTAAACGAACTGCACTCAGATGAAGAACAGTAATGACATTGAATACATCTACGAGAAGTTAAGTTCTCTTTATCCAGAATACTCGAACAAGAAACCCAAAGCAAAGATATATTCCAAGGCATACACCAGTCTCATAGGTGTGATGTTGTCTGCACAGTCTCAAGACAAGAGGACGGCAATTGCTTGTAGACAACTGTTTGCACTTGCCAGCACACCAGAGGAGATGTTGAAACTGTCACAAGAGGAAATCATAGAGGCAATTAAACCTGCGGGCCTATTTAACGCCAAGTCTAAAAACATCCTTGCGACGAGTAAGATACTCTTAGAGAAATTTAACGGACGTGTGCCAAGCACACAGAAAGAACTAATGACATTGCCGGGTGTTGGCAGAAAAAGTTCTGACATAGTGATGAGATTTGTTTTTGGTGAACCACACATAGCAGTCGACACACACGTGTTTAGAATGTTATGGAGATTGGGTTGGGCAGACAGCCTCAATGAAGGAAAGGCATCTATAACCGTTAACAACACTACACCAAGCAAATACAAGTATGGTGCTCATATGTATCTAATTACTCACGCCAAGTTGGTTTGTAAATCGAGATCCCCGTTGTGTGACACATGTGTGATCAGTGCCGCATGCGACAAAAGAGATATCTCGATTCCAAAAAATAAATTACGTCAAAAAGTTTCTGCTTCATAATCTGCGCAGATAAATATTCCTGCTCAAGGCAATAACAGGCAAACTTAAAAGCATAGGCAAATGAAAGACAAGGAACTGAACGACATAACAAGGCTGTACGATAGATTCATCAGGCAATGTCCAGGCACAGAAGAATACACGCATAGGCTAGCCGAGGAGACTCGCATCATCCTTCAACTACGTTTCGTAGACTACTTCATACAAATATGTGACATCATAGCAATGACCCGAGACATACCACACATGACACGTGGTTCGGCCGGTTCGTCATTGGTCTGTTACCTATTGGGCATAACGGATGTGGACCCAGTGGAGTGGGACATACCAGTGGCTAGATTCCTCAACCCAAACAGGGACGACCTTCCCGATGTGGACATAGATTTTCCCCACCACAAACAGGAAGAAGTAATGAAGAGGATCTTCAAGAAGTGGCCAGGACGCAGTGCTAGGATATCCAACTACGTGCTCTACAAGGATAAGTCAGCACGACGTGAAGCGGCCAAGCGACTTGGAGTCAAGGGCAACCTACCCCGCAGGTTCACATACGATTCATTGGGCATTGATGTCAAGGAGGCCCGGAGGATCGAGAACAAACTGAAAGGCAAGAAGAGATGCATATCAAAACACTGCGGAGGAATACTGATGTTTCAAAGACAACTACCAAAGAGCCTGTTCACGGCGGAAAACCAAATACTACTAGACAAGAACGAAGTGGAGGACCTGGAACACCTCAAGGTGGATATTTTAGCCAATCGTGGTTTGTCGCAACTCATAGAGATAGACCCCACGAGGAAACTGACAGATTATCCAGAAGAGGATTCCGCTACTTCGGAACTTTTGTGCAGAGGCGACGTGCTGGGAGTGACACAAGCAGAGAGTCCTGCCATGCGGAGACTGTTCAGGGCAATCAAACCAAAGAGCGTTAAGGACTGTGTGTTTGGCACAGCACTAATCAGACCCGTGGCGGTGTCCGGTCGTAAGAAAGCCACCATGTTCCATGACTGGAGCCGGGAACGTATGAGCGACACGATAGTGTACGAGGACGACGCCATAGACAGGATATCAGAAGTGCTGGGCATAGACAAGTACGAGGCAGACATGTACAGGCGTGCATTCGCAAAGAAGAACGAGGAAAGGATCATGGAATTCATATCAAGGCTCGGAGACCATCCACGCAAGGACGAGATCATAACAATGCTACAGTCATTATCTGGGTTTGGCCTGTGCAGGGCACACGCTGTGAACCTGGGCAGACTGATTTGGGCACTGGCATACCAGAAAGCACACAACAAAGAAAAATTCTGGCGGTCTTGTCTTAAACACTGCCAAGGATCATACAAACGTTGGGTGTACAGGACAGAAGCAAAACGTGTTGGCATAGAAGTAGTCACACCAAGCAAATCCGACAAGTGGGACACTCCAGAGTTCCAATACAGGAAGTACGGTTGGTGGAGCCAGGACGAGTTCATGCCGGGAATGTACGTGAAAGAACTGTACCTTGACAAGGTCGAATTCGCGGGAATGATAGCCAACGGCAGGGTGTTTCGTGGAGACAAAGGCAGGTATGTTACCTTCTTGACTTTGGGAGTTGGTAACGGACAGTACATCGATGTCACCATAAAGAAAGCATTCGCATACAGTGACTATGATGTGGTGCGAGGACAAGGTACCGTTAGATATTCAAACAATTCAGAATACGTGGAGTGTTATGACTCAAAAGGTTTCCGACTAGAGAAATATCTTTAAATATCCTTATGCGTAAAGTACATGATTGGTTTTTACCAGATTACGATCAACACTACGAAGAGTGGATGAAGACAAACAATGAGGTAACCTACCAGAGACTTCAGAGGGAGTATGCAATACACCAAGTTAAGAATTTCAAGACAGCGATAGACATAGGCGGCAACATAGGATTCTGGAGCAGAGATTTCTGTGACAGATTCGAGAACGTGATAATCTTTGAGCCAGACGCCTCCAACATTGAGTGCTTGGAGACCAACCTTTCAGACAAACAGAACTATGTGTTGCACAAGGTAGGTCTGGGATCAAAGGAAGAAACAAAGACTTTCTACAAATCATTGACCACGTCAGGTGGACACAGTTTCTTCAGAGACCAGGTATTCGAGGAACAAGTGGAGGAGAGTCAGTTACAGATAAAAAGATTAGACGATTACGGTTACAAGGATGTGGGACTGATCAAGATAGACACGCAAGGCAGTGAGTACGATATACTGCTAGGGGCAGAACAAACATTAATCGAAAACGATTGTGTGCTGAACGTTGAGATAGAACACAAGAACGAATCTCAAAGGCAAAGAGGAAAACAAATTATATCATACCTAAGTTCTCTCGGCTACAAAGAATACGGACGCTCTCGTAAAAAAGAAGTAGTTTTTTTAAAAGTGTAATTTTAAAGAGAAGGGGGATGGCCCACTTCTTCAAAGTTGTTAATCAAATGAAACTTTGGCGCTGTCCATTTTTCTACTCCCCCGCACCACATGTCCTGCCATTTTTTTGATATATCAACATCGGAGTATGCCTTCTGCTTACTCATCTTTGGGGGTCTTCCTAATTGTGCGGCAACAAGTATGACATGGCTGGCCCACGAACGCATCTCTCCATATAACCAAGGTAAATCTTTCCGGGGGACCATGGGCAGGCAATCGAAGGCCCATACCATATCCCATTTGCCTTCAGGCCATTTATCTAAACCATGAATACATGGATCATATTGTGTGACTTCGATACCGACCTGTTTATCAAAATGCTGTTCTGAGTACTGCTGTCCTTTGCCACAGCCAAAATCTAGAGCCGTACGTACACCATACCTATCACGTAATACTTCTATCTGTTTTTGGTATTGAGCTGTGCCTAGACCTGTCCATTTGGGATGAGTCGCATGATAGTTGGTTCCAATTTCAACAGAATCTATATAAGTTTTTGAGAAATTCATAACAAAAGTATTTAAACTTAAATATCCACATGTCATTTATTTTAGAATCTATGTTTAAAAATAAAACAGTAGCATTAGTAGGGAATGCCCAATCTTTGCTGTCTCAACACAAGGGCACAGACATAGATAGTCATGACATTGTTTGTAGAATTAATTTAGGGCCAAACCTGTGTGGTACAGGAAGCCATGGTAACAAAACAGATGTGTTGTTCTTCAGTATGCCAGAATGGGCCACAGCAAATGATAAATTACCTAACGAAGTAATAAAGATACACACAGGTCACTGTTACAATCCCTGTTTTATGACGGAGGAAGAAAGACAAAACTTTACTCCATCCATAAAAACAGATTACTTTTTTCCAAAAGAAAAATTTGATTTTTTGAAAAAACAAATAGGTTATACCAGACACAAAACATGGCCTTCTACCGGAGCCACTGCATTCTATATGTGTGTAGAAGCCAACCCATCGGTACTTAATCTCTATGGATTTGACTTCAAAAAATCCTTTACCTTTTATCATGATGATAAAACCGGTGACCCAAAAACATCTCGCGATAAGAAGCGTAAGCACAACTGGGATCTCGAGAAAGAGTGGACAATGAAATTAATCAACCAAAAGACAAATTTAAGATTGGTGTAAAAGTATATGTTGTATAAGACAAATAAAAAAGGATTCTTTTGCGCTTCCGATACAATCTTTTTTAACAAATGGACCAAGATTTTTATAATGAGTGTTAGACGACACGCTCCATGGGCCAATATAAGGATACACATTTACGATGGCGTGGACCAGGATGTAGAGTGGTGTAAAAAAAATGGTGTGGAGTGTTCCACAGAACCAACTCTATCAGAATACACAGAAAACCTAAAATCAAAAAAAGGATTTTGGGTTTGTGACAGATTCCGACAAGTTGTAAAACTGTTCGAGGAACAAGTACCTGTGTGGTGTGTTGATTCGGATAGTGTGCTTTGTAGAGATCTTTCTGAAGACGAATATGATCAAATCACTTCACAATCATGGGTAAATGTGTGGGGTGAGCCAAACACCAGAGCTTACAAAACAATTGGATATTCAGTGGTTTTTTCAAGTAATGATAGGGCACGACACGAAATAGCAGTTAGACTTTCAAATCAAAAAAAATTTACTTGGTATCTGGATCAAGAAGTCATGGACTCTATGTTGCGTGAAAATTACTTTGCGCCTGTTGAAAGAACCTACAGCAACCATGTTTACAATAAAGATGCCTACATTTGGTCAGGAAAAGGCAAACGAAAACACATGTCGTCAAATAATCTGCAGAGTTTTCCGGGTCTTGCAAGGCACTATAAAAAAATTTTAGACAATGAACCAACATAAGTATTCGTATGTCAAATTACGTAACAAACGAAAAATTTCCCCACCTAGGTGGCAATTTCGCTGAAGGCGATCCTGCCTGCTTCAGTGCTTCTGCTTTCAAATATTGTTTAGATAATCTAGAAATCAAAACTGTTATGGATATTGGATCCGGTCAAGGCCATACTGCTAAATGGTTTGTGGAGCAAGGATGCGAAGTGACAGCGGTCGAGGGCCTCCCAGAAAATGTTCAAAATGCAGTGGTGCCGACAATACAGCATGATTTAGTAAACGGTCCATACATACAACAAGTTGACCTAACCGTGTGCATCGAGGTCGTGGAGCACGTGGATAAAAAATATGTTTCAAATTTAATTGATACGCTGACTAACGGAAAATGGATACTAATGACACACGCTGTTCCAGGACAGCGTGGTTGGCACCATGTTAATTGCCAGCCAACGGAATACTGGACAGATCTGTTGGGACAAAAAGGTTATTCTATAATAGAAGATCATTCTAAGAAAATACAAATGCTATCTAAAAACGATGGTGCCAAACACATAGCACGTAATGGTTTTTTATTTGGCCAGCAGAAATAAATCTAGATTATTTTTTCAATATGCATTCGTAGTAAGCAGTGGCCAAAGGATCCTTGTCAGGCACATCTACTAGGTGGGCATATGCGTCTTCTTTAAACTTGTCCATTCCGGTATGTTTTAGTTCAACCTGCCACCAGTCTGGTGTTCTTACTGTGAGATGTGCGTTTCTGCCATCAGGAAGTATAGCAACGGCCTTGAAACAGGCAATCAAATGATATTGGCATATTTCAGATCTTTTTCCTAGATCTACTAAAGTTTCCTGCACTAGATTTGGTTCTACATGTTCAAGAACGTCTGTTGATATTATCATATCAACTTTCTCTGGCATTTTTCCTTCGAACCTAGGATCCCACCCTGTCACATTAATGTTTGGATATAAATGTTTCAACTTGTTTACTAAAACCCCGGCACCACACCCGAAGTCTAAAATACTTTTTGGTGCGAAAGTTTCTATGGCTTCTTTCATCATTTTAGGTATATCTCTGTCTCTGAAGTTACGCCCCCACTTTGGTTTTTTCACATGCATTTTTTTCAACAGTTCGTGATATTCTTTTGTCAATGCCATACACTTAATTAGCATTGAAATTATTGGTAATATGATAATT